ATAGACTTCGATGATGCTCATGGTATCAGAGATGAAAATGGAGCAGAACAATTAATTTTTGAAACAACTAGTTCTGCTGTAAACCATATTGATGTAACTAACGCTGCAACAGGCGCGGGACCTCAAGTAGGTGCAGTTGGAGATGATTCAAACGTTGATTTGAAATTAAGACCAAAAGGAACTGGTAACATTGAAGTAATGGGTGCAACAAACCCAGGTGCAATTCAACTTAATTGTGAATCTAACTCTCACGGGATTATATTACAATCACCTCCACATAGCGCAGGGCAGAGCTACACACTAAAATTCCCCACTGGAAATGTAACAGCAGATAGATTTTTAAAAGTAGATAGTATTACAGGATCAGGTGCAACAGCAGTTGGTCAATTATCTTTTGGTGAAGTATCTGGTGGTACATCATGGCAAGCAGTTAAAACTTCTACATTTACAGCAGTTGCTGGTGAAGGTTATTTTATTAACACAACCGGTGGTGCATTTGAAATGGATTTACCTGCAGGAAATATTGGCGATGAAGTGTCATTTATAGACTATGCAGGAACATTTGATACAAATAATTTAACAATCGATCAAAACGGTTCAGAAAAAATTCATGGGTCAACTGATCCATTAGTAGTATCAACAGAAAGAGCAGCAAATACTTTAGTTTATGTAGATAGCACACAAGGTTGGCTGTTAAAGGTTAAATAATGGCTGAATACAGAGAGCTTGTTGGAGAGGCTGTCAAAAATATTTCGGGTAGCACTGGAGTTATTGAAGGACAAATTTGGTATGATACTTCTGCAACTAATTTTAAATTACAATCAGTTACTAGTTCAGCAAGTTGGGCTAGTGGTGGAGCAGTTCCAGTAGCAACAAATCAAGCTGCTGCTGCAGGAACATATTTATCTGGAATAATGTTTGGTGGAAATACTCCAAGTGCTTCGCCAACTTATTCAGCTCAATCATTAACTTATGATGGATCTTCTTGGACAGCAACACCAAGTTTAAATGCAGGCAGAGGAGGAATAGGTGGTGCTAATAGTGGAACTTCGACAGCTACTCTAGCATTTCAAGGTAGTGCAGGAGCCCCTTTGCATGCAATGACTAATTCTGAAGAATGGGACGGATCTTCTTGGACAGCAACACCAGCTTTAAATACTGCAACTGCTTTAGCCGGAGGATCAGGAACAAGCACTGCTGCATTATGTGTTGGAGGAGAATTGCAGGCACCAAGTTTTGGTGACTCTAATAGAACCGAAGAATGGAATGGATCTTCTTGGACATCTGTAACAAACAGACCAGCAAGTATTAGAAATCATAGTTTATTTGGATTACAAACTGCTGCTGTTAGCTGTATGGGAATTAATTATACAACAACTGCACAAGAATATGATGGAACTAATTGGACATCTGGAGGTGCGAACAATACAGCTAGAAGAGGCCAGAATGATGGCACTGGCTCAGAATCAGCTGGTTTAGTAGCAGGTGGACAAGCACCAGGGAGTCCCGCTGGAATAACTGCAACTGAAACATATGATGGAAGTTCTTGGACTTCTTCACCAGCAAGTTTACCAGCAGGAAAATTTGATTGTGCTACATTTGGAACAACTTTAAATGCTGTTTCAGCTGCTGGAAGAACTCCAACTAACTTATCTACAGTTGTAGAATGGACTGGAATAGGAGTATCAGAAACACAAAATATTACAACAAGTTAAAAATTAAGGAGGATAAACTATGGCACATAAAACATATCAATATTGCGTAGCAGAAAACTGGGGTAAAGGTTTTATTACGCATAATGATTCTAGAAAACTTAACATTTTAAGTTTCCCTGGTAATGTGTTTAGAGTACCTGCTCACAATCAAGATGCTAACAGATGGATAGCTGGAGTGGCTGGCACTCACAAAACTTTATCTGAAGCACAAGCAATTGTTGATGCAGAAGTTACTCAAGCACAATCTGATTGGGATGCTATACCTGAAGATGACGACAGAAAAAATTCTGGTCATCCACTGTATGAACCTAGACCAGCAGATATAACATTGGAGGAATAATAAGTGGCAACTTATTACGACATATTTGGACAAAAGATACAGTATATTTCATCTGATCCTACTAACGTAGCAACAGGTCAGGTTTGGTATAACTCTACTACTAATGTTGCTAAACTAAGAGGTGTTACTGCAGCGGCTGCATGGTCTTCTACAACTGATAGAAATAATGCTATGAACAATGGCGCAGGAGCTGGAACTGTAACAGATGCAGTATTTTATGGTGGCTATCAACCACCTGGTAATCCAGCACCTATTCCCGCACCAGGAGGAACTGGATATTCGGCTATTACAGAAAAATGGGATGGAACTAGTTGGACTAATTCTGGTGCCATGAATAATGGAGGATCTAATGTAATTGCTTATGGACCTTCTTCAACATCTGCTATTGCAGCTAATAGATATGCTGATTCTCCAGGTGGAGTTTTTTATACAACTTCAACTGAAGAATTTGATGGATCTACTTGGACAAACAAAAATGCTTCTAGCACAGGAAAAGAATCTGGTGCAGGAGCTGGAGTTCCAACCGCAGCTTTTGCTACTAGTGGTAATCAACCTCACGGAGCAAACAACCCTGGAACTGCAACAGAAGAATGGGACGGAACGAATTGGACATCAGGAGGTGCATTAAATAGCCCAGGTCAAACTGGAGCAGGAGCCGCAGGTACTCTTACTGCAGGACTTATCTGTGGTGGACAATATGGTTATCCTGATACAAAAGTTGCAGTCACTCAAGAATACAATGGAACAGCTTGGACTTCAGTTACTGCTATGCCAGCAACTAGAACTAGACATGGACAAACAGCTACACCTCAAACAGCAGCAATATTTTTTGGTGGATCGGAGGGAGCTTTTTCACCTTTATTACAAAATTTAAATTATGATGGAACTAACTGGACTACTGGACCTTCAATGGGAAGACCAGCTCCAAACGCATCTGCTATGGGAGGAACAGGAACTTCAGGAGGTCTTTTGGCATCAGGAGGAAGTCCTTACGTAGCAACTACAGAACAATTTTTACCTGCAGGAACAGCAGAAACAAGGACGGTTACAACGAGTTAAATCATGGCAAATTATTCGAACATATACGGAATTAACATACCAATAAGATCATCAGATCCTACTTATCCAGAAGATGGTCAAATTTGGTATAACTCATCAACAAATATCTTAAAAGGAAACATTAATTATGGAACGGGATCTTGGTCAACAGGAGGAAGTAGAAATACTAACTCTCCAAATGGAATGAGTTTAGGTACTTTATCTGCAGCTTTCTTAGTAGGTGGAAGAGTTCCACCAGCACCCCCATATGCAACAAATGCTACTGAAAATTATGATGGAACTTCTTGGACGACAGGAACTCCTACTGGTCAAGACATGGATTCAGGTACGGGAGAAGGAAGTCAAACAGCTGCAATTATTGCTGGAACAGGATGGCCTGGAGCAGGAGGTAAAACTCAAACAACTTATTTATTTACATCAAATTCTTGGACAACAGGACCTTCAACACCTGGTAGTGTAGCAAGATACTATGGTGCAGCAGGAGGAACTGGAGGACAAAGTGCAATGATTAAATTTAATGGTGAAGCCCCTGGAGGATCAGTTTCAAATGCAACTGAAATTTGGAATGGATCTTCTTGGTCATCTGGTAATAACACTTTAGTTGCAGGAGAAGGTTCTGAAGGGTTTGGAACTTCAACAGCTGCTGTAGGTTTTTCGTATGGTCCATCACAACCTCAAGCTTATGTTATGGAGTATGATGGAACTTCTTGGACCGCAGGGGGAGCTTTTCCAATAACAGGAAAAAATAAAAGTCTGGGTGGAACACTAACAGCAGGAATTGCAACTGGAGGTAATGGAACTCCAGATACCATAAATGCTTTATATGATGGAACTAGTTGGACTGTGTCTCCTCAAAGTAGACCTATTGGAGGCGCACAACCTCCCAAAGGTGAAGTAGGAACTCAAGGATCTCATTTAGCAGTTGCAGTGCCATCTCCAACTACTGCAACTTTAGAATGGGTTTCAGGTTCAAACGTAGTAACTATAAGTAGTTCTTAACATTGACTTTATAATAATAAAGTATATATCTCTTTATTATATAAAGGAGATATCATGACAGAAAAAAGAAATATAAAAGAACTTGTAGATAAAGAATCAGATAATTTACATAATATATTAGATCCAAATGACGTTACCGATTTTAAAGGTATGGTAGATGAATTAAGAGATACTTGGACAAAAAAACAAATATTTAGAACCGAAACAGAAATGAGGTTTTCAGTTTTAAATGATTTAAAATATCCAACTAAAGCTGCAAAGTATTGGCAATGTGTTAGAGAACAAAATGTTTATTTAGAAAATTTAATGAGTTTATCTTTCGAGTATAGAAGAACAGATGCTAAATTAAAAAAACTCAGAAAAAAATTAGAAAAAGAAACAGACGAAATAGAAAAGGAACTTATTCAGATTGATATTGACGAAGCAACTTATGGAAAAGCAAATATGCAATTAACAGCAAAAGATAGAATGAGAGAAATTAGATTATGGTCTCAGTTAAAAAAAGAAAATGATGATGGCACTTTTGATAAACAAAATGTTAACACTCATCAATTAGAGTCTTATCACAAAATAATGATTAATAGAAAAAATACTTTAACTCAAGGATCTAGTCAACCAGAAGTGTTTAATGTATTAGGTCAATTAGAAACAATTGAAAGAGTTAGGAAAGAGAAGGGACAACTTGAAGGTCAAAAAAGAGAAGCTATTTCTGCGCAAACAAACCTTGGAGCAAAATCCAAATAATCAAAGACAGTCTCCTCTTTATAAAGAAGTTAATTTAGATGAAATTTAATTTTATATATTTAGGGCAACCTATTTTAAAATGTGAAGTTCCTTTTGATGTTTATAAAACAATAAACCATATCTACGAATCTAATTTTAAAAAATTATATCCTGCTAATAAACAATTAATTGGTAAAATTAAAAATGAACACAGTTTGTTTTATGATGGTAAAAATGAAAAATCTATAAAGAGACATAATTTATTACCCTTAGATATAACGAAGTGGTTTGAAAGTTGTTATAAACATTTTTTAAGTTGGAATAAAACAGTTGACTACAAAATACATTTAAACTCTATTTGGGTTAATGAAATGAAAGAACACGAATATAATCCTGTTCATGTCCATCAAGGTAATTTGTTTACTGGTTTATCTTCAGTCATGATTTTAAAATTGCCAGAATCTTACGGAGAAGAATATTCTGCACATGACACACCACAAAATGGAAAGCTTCAATTATTAGGAGGATGTAATGGACAGTTTGCAACTGTAGATTATCAACCTGTTTTAAAAGAAAGAGATTTTTTCATTTTTCCATATGATATGAGACATACAGTTTATCCTTTTAATGGACCTGGATATAGAAGAACACTTGCTGCAAATTGCGATGTTGATTATGACCCTATTAAAAGTAGAGGAGCAGTTTAATGTACGAAAATAAAATTATATGTGAACCAAAATGGAAAAGTTGGATTATTGAAACTAAAGGACCGTTACTAACACCTGAACAATGTAGAATGGTTATTGATTGTGGAAGAAGTCAACCACCTCAAAAAGCTCAAGTTGGTTTAAATACTCCAGAGGGTGGGGTAGACACTAAAAAAAGAGTAACTACTATTTCTTGGATTCCTTTTCAAGCATTGCCTCAATTGTATAATACATTAGATACGTTTATACAAAAAGCAAATTTAAATCATTTTGGTTTTGATGATATAAGAATTACAGAACAAGCTCAGTTTACAGAATATCCAGAAGGTGGCTTTTATGACTGGCATATGGATACAGACGTCGTTGGTTTGCATGAACCACCCGTAAGAAAAATATCTATGACTCTTTTATTAAATCATGAATCAGAGTTTGAAGGAGGAGATTTAGAATTACTTTCACCTGGTAGATTTAAACCTATGAAACAAGGGCATGCACTTTGTTTTGCATCGTTTTTAAATCACAGAGTAAATCCTGTAAGACGTGGTATTAGACAATCCCTTGTTGTTTGGTTTGGAGGTAAACCGTTTAAATGATTAAAGAACAATTTTTTCCAACAACCATATATGGTAAAGATATAAAATTAGACAACGAACTATTTGAAAAAGAAATAATTGAATGGTCTAAAAAAGATCCTGGTATAACAAAAACAAACCGAGAGGGTTGGCACTCTACAACTGAAATGCATAAGATGCCTGTCTTTAAACCTTTAGTAGATGAGTTATTTAAAATGCAATTTGAAATATATGAAGAAGAATGCTTAGACAGAGAACCTATATTAGGTAACATGTGGGCTAATGTAAATCCGCCAGGCTCGTATAATCTTTCACACGTTCACGCCAATAGTTTGTTTAGTGGTGTCTATTACGTAAAAGTTCCAAAAAATTCTGGTAGTTTAATTTGTAATGAACCAAGACCAGGAGTTCAATTAAATATGCCCATACGAAAAAAAGGTGAATTACCAAAACATTTATGGCGAGAGGTACATTTAGAACCTGTTAAGGGTAGAATACTTATGTTTCCATATTATCTTTGGCATTCTGTTGATTTAAATAAATCTAATGATACAAGAATATCTGTTTCTTTTAATTTTATACAGAAAGGTTTTTAATGTTTGATAAATATCAAGTAATAAAAAAAGCAGTTAACTATGAATTAGCTAACTTTGTGTTTAATTATTTTTTACTCAAAAGAGATGCTGTTAATTTTATGTATAGAAATAATATTACGTATGATAATGGTACATTAGGGACTTGGTCTGACGAACAGATACCTAATACCTATTCTCATTATGCAGATCCTGTAATGGAAACATTATTAATAAAAATGTTACCTGTAATGAAAGAACATACAGGTTTGGATTTAATACCTACTTATTCTTATGCAAGAGCTTACAAAAAAGGTGATACATTACATAGACATAAAGACAGACCTAGTTGTGAAATATCAACGACTTTAAACCTAGGCGGTGACCCATGGCCTATATTTATTGATGGTACAGGTGCTGATAACGTCTTAGATGAACGTAGAAATATAATCAAACCCAACGCTCCAGAAGGCACAAAAGTCATGCTTGAAGTAGGAGACATGCTAGTATATAGTGGCTGTGACCTTGAACATTGGCGAGAGCCATTTGAAGGAAACATTTGTGGTCAGGTATTTCTACATTATAATCATGTAAACGGCCCATTTGCTGACAAAAACAAGTTTGATGGAAGACCTATGCTAGGACTACCATCATTTGTAAAATAGTATTATAATGGAGTCATATGTTACAAAAAATAGGTTTTCAACCAGGTATTAATAAACAAATAACACCTACAGGCGCAGAAGGTCAGTGGGTTGATTGTGATAATGTTAGATTTAGATATGGCACACCTGAAAAAATAGGTGGTTGGAAACAATTAGGTGATGATGCACTTACTGGTGCAGGACGTGGTCTTCATCATTTTGTAAACAGTAAAGCTAGAAAGTACGCAATTATTGGCACAAACAGAATTTTATATGCATATTCAGGTGGTGTATTCTATGACATACACCCTATTAAATCTACAACAACGCTTTCTAATGCATTTACCACGACCAATGGATCACCAACAGTTACAATAACTTTTAGTGGTTCTCACAGTATTAACGAAAACGATATCATATTATTAGACAACTTTAGTACAATAACTAATTCTAATTATGGTGCATCTGATTTTGATGATAAAAAATTTATGGTAACAAGTGTGCCATCATCAACTACACTTACAATTACTATGCCATCAAATGAAAGTGGATCTGGTGCAACTACATCAGGAGGTATTAGAGTAAGACATTACTATCCTGTTGGACCCGCTGTACAAGCAAAAGGTTTTGGTTGGTCTCTTGGAACTTGGGGCGGTGAAACAGCAGGTGAACCTACAACAACTTTAACAAATGGTATTAATGATACTGTAACAACTGGAATAATTTTGGGAGATGTATCTCAATTTCCAGATTCTGGAACAAACTTTATAAAAATAGATAACGAAGAAATATCATACACAGGTATATCTGGTAATGAACTTACAGGTGTAACTAGAGAAGTTAGAGGTACGACAAAAGCTGCGCATAGTGGTGGAGCAACTATAACTAGCACAACAAACTTTGTAGCTTGGGGTGAAGCAGCATCAGGTGACTTAGTTCTTGAACCTGGCATGTGGTCATTAGATAACTTTGGTGATAAAGCAATTTGCTTAATTCATGACA